GTTTCATGATAATAAACAATTTTATATATAACATAATTTCTGATTCCGTTTGTAGAATCTTCTCTATAAGCAAAGATATAATATGTAAATTGGTTTAATACTTTAAAATTAACACTTGAATAGTCGTAATTTGCTTCTCCTGGTATTTGTATACTACTAAAGTCTATATTATCATTGTCTTTTAAATAAAAGCAAAATGGCGGGTTATTTTGAGTTATACTTCCTACTATTCCAAAGTTTAATGAATCATCACTCCAAGTAGCCCACATATCACTAATTGTATAATTATCTGAGCCAAAAGTATTATTAGCCTCATAAGTTACCCAGCCATTAGTAGCACCTACATTGATAGTTAATTCAGTGGCTACTGGTACCATATAATTAGCATAACTACTTTTTGGGTTATGTTTTAACCCACCTAGTAAATATTTGGCTTGATTAGGGGCTTTTCTTAGTAATTTATAATCATAATCTTTTATGTCATTTGGTAAATTATAACTTTGTCTTAAGTTAAGACTATATTCATCTTGAGTAGGTAATTTGATAGATACATTGTTTAACATAATGAATCTTTTATTGTTAGTTTCGTAACTCGTTTCTATTCCATATAAATAACCGTTCTCATCTACACTTAAGCAACTAAATGCTCCTATTACTGTACCGCTTGAATACTCAGTTATTATCTGTATTAATTCAAAGTTACTATCTATTAGCGCTACCCAGCCGTAATTATTTCCACCATATTTAGAGTTGTAAGAGTTTCCATAAAGAATAGTTAAAAAGCCTCCGCTATCATCTTTAGTATTACTTTGTATTTCTCCTAGTAAATCAATATAAGTACCTCCAGCACTTGGGTTGCCTATTTCAGTAGATAACTCAGTATATAGATTATTAGTCTTTTGTTCTATTTCACTAAATTGTGGTATATTGCTACCTGTCTCTGTTGCATAATTAGACGCTAAATAATCTAAAATCTTCTTTTTAAAATTATCTGTCATAATATACCTCCTAATTAATAAATGGACTATTTAACACACTATTAAGAGCGTTATCTCCTGTTATTTCTATTTCTTCAACATCTAAATTATCAAATATTATGTTAGTACTATTGTCTATATCTATATTTCTTGTGATACTTTCTCCTGCTCCTATATTACCTTTATTTTTTGCTCTTTGGTTATCAAAGTAATTAATAGCACTTTCACTATTAAAACTACTTGTCAACTCATAAGTATACCATATGTTATTAAAGTCTCCTGTTGCTATAATATTAGTTTCTTTCTTTTTTACCATATAATCTTGTGCTAAGTCATTTATAGGACTTTCAAAGTAAACTATTTGCCCTACATTGTATAAGTCTACATCCTTTGTAGTTAAAGTTAGTGTTATTTCAGCACTACCTTTATATCTTATGTACGTCTCCCCTATCTTTTCTAACTCATCACTTGAATATACATCATTTCTACTCTCATATCTTGCTATAATTCCTTTTCTCCCTGTTTGATTTGCTACTCTGTCTATTTCATCATTATTATACACTATTTGTCTACCATTTACAAGAGGTACATAAGTAATAGTTATTTTTGTGCCTGCTAGATATGTAGGAGTAGTTTCGTCACTTTCAATAACATTTTCTCCTGGAGTATAATAAAAATATGCAAATATGCCTATTTCTTTCTCCGCTTTAGTAGCAACTGGTACATCAGTACCACCTACATTTATGCTTTTTATCGTTCCTATCTTTTCTTGTGTATAAAATGTTTTATTATAGCCGTCAGATGTAACGCTTTCTACATAGTCTATACTTGCATATACTTCATCTGATAAGATAACCTGTTTGTTTCTATAATCTCTAGTACCATAATTAAAAGTTAAATCAATAATGTTATTATCTTCAAAGAAATTAGTATCATATTCTAAATTAGCACCTCTAGGCATTAAAGTAGGGTCGTAAAAGTCAATTGCTACAGTATCTTCATCTACAAGCCTTGTAGTCCACCTAGAGTTTGTTATTTCTGCTAGATATTGTAAAACGTCATAGGCAGTCTTATTTAGCGTAGAATATGCTCCTATTACATCATTTCCACCAAATATATTTATATTGCCTAAAACAAAACCATATTCAGATACTGCACTTATTACCATTTGTATTGCTTCGTTTATAGTCTTATTACTTATAACAAAGTCTAAAGTTTCTCCCTCACTTAAAAAGGTCTTAAAATCTAAGATTTGCAAACTACAATATTTAGGGTCAGTAGGTCTTAAACTTATATTTCCTGTATTTTTAACTATTCCACAGAATATTAATTCATCATCTTTTAGAATCTTGCATTTTGAGTAGTCTTTTGGGTAATAAAAGTTACTTGCATAATCGTGATTCACTTCCCAACTCTTTGGGTAGCAATTGTTTAGTACAGTAGAGGAAGTTTTTAACATTTCCTCTACTATAGCAAACTCTTTACTGCTTACTACTTCCTCATTATCTATAAACATTTTTATCATATTATCACGCTCCTGTACCGCCATAGTTATAGTCATTTTTAGCGCCACCGCTAAATGTCTTTATGTCATTAACCATTTGTCCTAGTGGGTCTTGTTTCATATTGACATTATTAATAACAGTAATATTAGGGCTTAAATTAGCACTTGTAGTGCCATATAGACTAGGGCTTAAATCAAACGCACCGTCTATCATATCTTGTACTTCTGGTTGCATTTCATCCATACCATTAATTAAACCTTGCATATTCATAGTACCAATATAAGCAAACTCGGTACTAGGAGAGTGTATTCCAAATATTCCCTTAACGGCTTTTATAATGCTACTACCTAAGCCTTTTATTTTATTTATTACCCAGTCAAAATTATTTTTGATTCCGTTCCATAAACCAGTTATCAGATTCTTACCAATATCTAAGAACATACTTGGTATTTGCTTCATATAACCAAGCCAAGACACTACCATATTTTTTAATTGTGTTAATACCTTAGGGGCTGACTGTATAAGACCTTGCACTATTCCTACTATTAATTGTGCTCCTGCTTTAATAAATAATGGTAAGTTATCTATCAATACAGGTATCATAGCAAGTATAGCGTCTATTATTTGTGGTATTAATACAGGCATTTGCTCTGCTAAGCCTTGCACTATTAATATAGCACCTTGTATAAGAGCCTGTAATATCTGAGGTAGCATTTGAGTTATAAAAGTAACTAACTGAGGCAATAAATTAATAAGTATTGTTATTATTTGTGGAAAAGCCTGTACTAGACCCTCAAATAATGTCTGTACACCACTTAAAACAACTGGTAATAGTTTATCTATCATAGGTACTATTTGAGGTGTAAGAGCATTTATTAATTGTACTAGACCCTCAACTATTTGAGGAGCCATTTCAATAACTGCATTTCCTATATTTGTGCCAGCAGTTACAAAAGTACTTATTACATCCTCTATACCTCCAGCACCACTCAAAAAGTTTTGAAAAGCAGATTTTGCACTAGCAACACTACCGCTTATAGTTTCTGTTGCTTCTTTAGCAGTTGTCCCAGTGATTCCTAACTCTCCTTGTATTACGTGTATTGCATTATATACATCACTTAAATTGTTTATATCATAATGTACCCCACTTATTTTCTCAGCGTCTACAAGAAGTCTCTCCATTTCTGTTTTAGTACCACCATAACCTAATTTTAAGTTATCTAGCATAGTATAATTTTGCTTAGCAAAACCTTGATAAGCATTTTGAATCATAGACATATCAGTACCCATTTTATTAGCGTTATCTGCCATATCTATAATAGCCATATCTGCTACTTTTGTGGCTTTCTCTGTATCTCCTCCTAGAGACTGTAATAAACTAGCACTATAAGAAGTTACTTGCTCCATATATTGATTAGCACTTATACCAGCAGTTTTAAAAGCGTTATTTGCATTTTGTATAACTTTATCAGCACTATCTTTGAATAATGTTTCAACACCGCCTATATTTTGTTCCATATCAGCATAAGCATTTACAGAAGCACCTACCATAGCAGTTAAAGCAGTTCCTACTACCGCAGTTCCTTTTACAAAGGCACCACCTATAGCACTTCCCATACTTCCTAATTTGCTAGTTAAAGTACTGGTCTTTTTCTCTAAGTCTGCACTGTCTCCTTTAAAGTTAAATAAAACCTCTCCGCCTTTCATCTTTCCACCTCCTTTATATTAAAAATAGGGTAAGGGTTGATAAGCCCCTACCCTTAAGAGTTATTAATCAGTAACTACTGTACCTTTACCATTAATTACCATTTTTAGAGCAAACTCTCCCTCATCTTCAGCAGAGCCTCCTAAGTCACTAAACTTCATAACTACTGGTACTTGATACTTTTTATAAGTTAATACTCCACTTGTTACAGTTTCTAATAGTTCAAACTGTGCTGTTATATTGTTAAATTGTGCTACTGAGCCATTAACTATTAAATCGTGGACGTTTCCTAGTACGCTTTGAATAGCAACATTATTAATATCTAATTTAACCGTACAGTCAATAGATAATTTAGCACCTGTTACAATACTTCTTTTAATAGCGTCGCAAAAAACGTAAAAGTCTTTTTCGTCTAAGTCAGTAGTTAGTTCTACTTTTGATGTAGTACACATTTCAGTGAAAGTAGGGCTTGATGTAGTACTTGTATTAATGGCTAAACCTTTAATAACCTCTCTATTATTAACAAAATAGTTCATTTTCTCTCCTCCTATCTTATTCAGTGGCTTGAGTACTTGCCACTTTGTTTACTACACATTTTAGTGTAGCATTATAACCTACACGCTTTATATCTAAGTACTCTATAGCCTGTGGGTTTGTAAATTGCATAAACATTAATTGCCATTTTTCATTATAGGTTATATCATCTTCTTTATAGACATTGTCTACAATAATATTTTTACCTATTAACTCTCCTAGCATTAATGCTATATTTTTGTTTTCTTGAATTGATAAACCGTATATATCTAACATATAGTAGTTGAATAGTGGCACGCAGTTACCATAAAAAACTACCTTTTCTCCTGTTTGTTCTTGGCAAGTTACAACTCTTTTATCATTATCATTGGTAGAATACTCGGCTTTTACTTTCCAGGTATTTTCAGAAAAGTTTTCATCCAAAAG